ATATCTTTCAATATATGCCTTCGGATATTCAGGTCGTGCTATTCAGCGCAACGATGCCGCCTGAACTCTATAGTTTGACCGAGAAGTTTATGCGGTCACCCGTCAATATTCAAGTGAAAGCGGAACAGTTGACTCTTGAAGGGATTCAACAACATTATGTCGCACTCGACGACGATGTCCAGAAATATCTTACATTGAAGGACCTCTTTAAGACGATTTCGGTCTCGCAATGTATTATTTTCTGTAATTCTACGAAACGTGTGGCAGACCTTCACGAAGCGATGCTTTTTGATGGTTTCCCCGTTTGTTGTATTCACAGCGGTATGGAGAAGGGGGACCGTGATAAGGCATACCAGGAGTTCAAGGCGGGTGTTCACCGTGTTCTTATTTCGTCCAATGTGACTGCGCGCGGGATTGATATTCAGCAGGTTAGCACGGTGATTAACTTTGATATGCCGCAGGATGTTCATATCTACCTTCATCGTATTGGACGTTCGGGACGTTGGGGGCGCAAGGGTGTCGGCATCAACTTCATTACGCGTCGCGATATGCGCATCAAGAAGGAGATTGAGACATACTATGGTACGATTATCACCGAGTTGCCAGTGAATTTTATGGAGGGGGTTTAGTATTCAAATAAATAGGTTTAAAACGAAGGATTATCTTCATTTTATACTGTAGAATCATATAGCGATAGCGATGACCAGCGAGGGTTCTTGTTCTTTTAGTGTATGTTCGCTGATTACTGATGTGCGTGAATCCGTAGGTGAAATACCACGTGAACCGGAAGATATTAAAGCATTATTGATGGAACATTTAGGATTTTGTGGCGCGAAGACGGCATCGACATCGGGCACGGGCACGGGCGCGGGCACAGTCGATGTCTTTAAGCATCCAATTTCATATACCGACCCCGAGAAATTACACGAATTGCCGGTTTCCATCATTGATGACCTAGAAATGATACAGCCGAAACAGCGTTCGAACAATGACGATGACGATACCGAATCCGCAAGTGTAAATGGTCTGTATCATTACGTGTTCACCCCCACATCCGTCTACGGAACCGAACACCTCCCCATCTGGAGCAAGTATTATACAACGGATATCGAGTATCTAAAACAAACTCAGACACTCCTTCAAATGTTTGACAATGAAATTCTGGAACGTTGTATCGCGCAAAATACCGCACACGCCACCCCCGTGGAAGCCTTTGCGACAATGAAGGAGACCTGGAAAGATTTCCGAGGAACAGGAAAACTCACTGATTTTAAAGAGAAATTCAGTTACGTCGAGACCCCCTTCCTCTCCAAGTTGAACGGGTCGTCGTCATTTCTTCAGTTCCTGACATTGTATAATATTTCATCACCTGTGATAGCGCTATTGACACCATTGATTGTGTTAATCATCCCCTTCTTCGTATTAATGATGCGTGGACTGAGTGTTTCGGTATCGGAGTATATCGATATTTTAAAAACCATTATCAGTCAGCACGCAGTGGGTAAATTTATGACACAATTCGAGACAGTAAGTGTGGAACAGAAGATGTATATTATGATGTCGGTCGTGTTCTACATCTTTCAAATCTACCAGAACATAATGGCTTGTGTTCGGTTTTACAAGAATATCAAATTGGTTCATACCCATATTCATACCATCAACGGGTATCTTACCGCGACGGGTGTCAATATGTCGTATATGATTCAACTCATACAGACGTATCATTTGTCGACCTACGAACCCTTTCGTGAAGAACTCACTGCGAAGTATACTTTACTGAACCAAGTCACGCAGGCACTCGCAGATATTTCGCCGTTTTCTGTATCCGTGAGTAAATTCTTCCAGATTGGATATGTAATGAAGAACTATTATTCACTGTTTTCGCAGACGGATTTAAATGAACTTCTGGAATATAGTTTTGGATTTAATGCGTATATGGAGCATTTGACAGCGTGCCGTTCCTTCGTCATTGACGGAAGAATCCACGTGTGTTCGTTCACAAAGGCGGAGACCGGAGCCGGAGCAGAGGACGAGACCGAGGTGCGCCCACTGACACCCATTAAGGAAGAAGCCGAAGACAAGGGCGATGGCGATGGCGAGGGCGAGGGCGAGGCCGTATTGCCGCCTCCGCCCGCCCCTTCTGTCAAAAAATCCAGTATTACAAAACTGATTTCTCAAGTATACGCACCACTTCAGGCCGCAAATGCCACCGCAGTCGTCGCCAATGACATCGTCCTGGATAAACAACTCGTCATCACCGGCCCAAATGCCGCGGGAAAGACCACCGTTATCAAGTCGACATTATTCAATATCATTCTCTCGCAACAAATCGGTTATGGATTCTACAAGCACGCAGAAATCACACCCTATGATTATCTTCACTGTTACTTGAATATCCCGGATACGTCGGGACGCGACAGTCTCTTCCAGGCCGAATCACGCCGGTGTATGGAAATTCTCCGATGTATTATGGACAACCCCACATCGCGTCATTTCTGTATTTTTGACGAGCTTTATTCAGGGACCAATCCATACGAAGCCGTCGCTGCCGCATACGGGTATATCGCGTTCATCTCCAAGAACCCGCGGGTTGACCTCATCCTCACCACACATTACATTGAACTTTGTGAACTTCTCGAGAAGCGGAACGCGGGAGCGATTACCAATCTTCATATGTCGGTATGTGCGGATACGGGCGCGTATCTGTATAAGATTGCCAACGGAATATCCAGTATCAAGGGGGGGTTGAAAGTTCTCCGCGAGTTAGATTACCCAAGCGAAATCGTGGAGAGTGCCAGGGCGATTATTCAGGGGTAGTCGACGTTTCAAGTAACGCAATATACCTGCGCAACAATCGCTTATACGTATAATAAATGGGGTCATCTGTATCCGTAACTTTTTCAAGAACACGAATGTCATTATAAAATGAAACAAGTTGTTCGTATGTAGGCTCTTTCTCCGTGGAAGCGGCGACCGCGTCGTATATCGCGTTCAAATTCGCGCGGGCTTGCTCGTGGCGTTGCGTGAACTGTGCTTCATACAATGACGCATTTAGATAATTTAAGAAATTCGCTAGTGTCTCGTGGATGTCGCTTGCCGTCGTATTCATTATTTCGTCATATGCCGTATTCATTATTACGTCATATACCACATTGTATTTATGCCGTATTTATTCCATTGTCCAAAAAGTCCGAATTCGCCGCCTTGGCCGCAATGGCCGCCATCGCCACTTCCTTGTTCACATATACATTTTTCGCCAATTTTTTCAACACTTTACTAATATTCCCATCCTTCGCACCGTCAGTTATCGTTTTTGACAGTTTCAAATACTGGATATTCTCGTTTGAATTACTGTCCATACAATTCGGATGTAACGCGGCCCATTCCCCAATGAGTTGGACATTTTTATGTTCCACCGCAAGCACCGCATTTGTCAGTTTCTCACAGTCCGGTGTATCTTGTTCCCACTTACCCGAGTTTTTCAAAAGAAACATTTCCCGCTTCACGTCGCTACAATGAACCGGGCGTTTATGAAGTTCGGTTTTATTCAGGTTTGATATCAATATATTCGACATCCCTTCTACATACCCAAGTTTACCGACACATTCCAAGTCGTCCGTATTCAACTTGATAGAATTCACAAATTCCTTCATATTCATCGCGTCTTTACAATGTTCATTTAAGAACATCTGGAGGTTAAACGTATTATTATTACAGTTCATCATATTGTTATTATAGGTTGTCGTCAATTCCATCGCAGCCGCGCTCTTTTTGTATAATTCCAAAATCTGTGTCTTGAACTCTTCATTCATCAGCATCATTGTTTGTATCATACTCTTCAGTTCTTCCGGGTTTTCTATCTTCGGCGGTGCTTCCAGGACATTTGTAATACACATCGTTCCGTATTTCTTATTATGTCGCCATAATCCAGTTCGGTTGATATAGATACGTTTACAATATCTACAAGTAAAGGCGCGAGTGTCGCCGGGGGTGGTCACGTGACCAAGTGGTTTTGGGTCGTAAATGACATCCCCTTCTTCGTTTTCCATTCCGAGGTCGATATGAACGATTTCATTGATGGGTGTTTTTTGGGGGGTCGACACTTCGCAAATTTCCAACGTCGGTTTTTGGGGGATGTTTTTGGCGCCAGAATCACTGATGAGACTGAGCACGTAATCTTTATACTTCGCGTTATCGGAACATAACCGTTGATGCTTTGGCGAAAATACGTGTCGTTTATAATCAAATTTGTTATTGGTAGTGATGTTACAAGTATCACAACGGAACATAAATGGATTTTCCCTGTTGCGTAAAATGTTGCCTAAAGGTGGGAGGTTATATACATGGGTGATATAATAGGCCTCGGAGGGTGGACCGGCCGGTCGGACGCAAAAAATTATCGTCACAAAAAATTCGACCGAACGAAAAAAGTTGTGACTGGTCAGTCACAAAATGCGAAAAAACGTCGTTTTAAAAGTATTTTGGCAATGGCCATTTTGGACATGATGCGTAAAACGTTGCGTACTACGCAACACTACGCAACGTTTTACGCATACAATGAACGCAGGTCATTGGTATTATAAAGGCGATGAATGGCTGCCATTGGCCCCCATATACAACCACGCCATAAGAATTCATATGTTTTGAATCAAATATTTTCGGTTGAAAACCGACATAAACCCAATGGCGGATATTATTCAGATTCATTCGTTTATTCTATTTATTTATAACATCGCGGAGTATTATATTACAAACAACGAGAGAATATGGGCGAGTTGAGTTTTTTGACCATTATTGTTAGTTTAGCCGTTTGTTCTCTTTTGGTATACGCTGTGTTTCAATATATGAAAGTTCGTTTTACGATTTTAGAGCAGTCACATAAAGAACAAGCGATGATTTTACAACAATATATCGAAGAATCAGCGACAGATATTCAACGATTATATAAGTTAACCACAAGTGGCAGTAACATTCACCACCCCCAAGGAAGTATTATATTAGAATACGCGAATATGGACGCAGACGCGGACGGGATGAAGCAGAAACAGTCTGCGTATAACGAACCACATTTGATTCATTTGGATACAGCTATATTCAGCAATAATCGGTCAAGCAATCTTATTGAAATTTCTTCAGACAGTGAAGATACTACAGAGTCTGAAAGCACCACCGAAGACGAAGAGGATGGCGACGATGCCACGAGTCAAGACGACGAAAGCACGACAGAAGATGAGGATGAGGATGAAGACGAGGACACCGAAAAGGCAACGGAAGACGCCGATGCCGATGGCGATGCCGATGGCGCTGAGGAAAAGAAACCACTTGGTTATGAGCAGTGCCTCCAAATTGACACACAGTCACAACTTTTAGTAGAAGAGATTTGTTCTGAATTAGAAAAACCGTCTCACATTAAATTGGTTACTGTTGATTTAGGCGCAAGTGATGAACCAATACAGGGTTCTCAAGAAAAAAACGCTGAATTTCAAAATGATGTATTGTCTATGTTATACAAAAAGGCCCAGAATACCGAAAATCCCGAAATAGTTGCTGAAACAATTACTACTACTACTACGCCATCCGTTTCTCTCCATCATTTGTCAGTCCAAGAACTTCGCCAAATGCTTAAGGAAAAATATAAACACCAACCTGAAAAATACGCTGAAAATCAAAAGTTAAAGAAAGGTGAACTCATACAGTTACTATCTGCCTTATAATCTCTGCCTTATAATCTCTGCCTTATAATCTTTTTTATTCTAATGTTATACATAATATACAATGTCGCATTCACAACCGCATTGGTCCAAGAATTATAGTTCGAGTCATAATGTTTATTTTGACTTCCCGCCGTTGATGACGGATGGGCGCAATTTCTCAGGATGGCAGCCTGGCAACGCAGTAAATGAATCCATTCGCCGCGCAGAAAATATCAAGACCAATTGGGACTATCGTCGTTATTTAACACTGAACGCTGACCAGATTATCACGATTAACAGGGTTGACGCCGTAAATACGTCAGGTCACGGGTCATTTGACGTGAATGCTTATGAACAAGAAAATCATCGCAATCCACCCTTTATGTATTCCTCTGTGATGGATACACGAGAACCGTTTGGGTATGTCCAGAGTGATTTAAAAGATGTCTATCTCTCGCGAGAGGCGCTTCAATCCCGAATGGTTGCGCCAGAAATCACACAAGAGCAAGTTTTGGCGTTCCAACGGCAGCAGCAGCAGCAGCAGCAGCAGCAGCAGCGTAATGGCGGCGCAGTGGCGAGACAGTAAGTGTCGACGAGCGACGAACCAGTATAAACCTTTATTTGTAAGCATTGGTATATGCTAATTCTTACAAATGCGAATTATCAGCTTTGATGTCGGAATGAAGAATCTCGCGTATTGTTTATTCACGATTCCAGACGACATCGTATTTACAGGGGCGAGTCCATCCACCCTCGTCAAGCACATCAAAATCGAGAGATGGGATGTCATTGATTTACGATTTGAACCGAATGCTGCGCCGTGTGAAGCAGAACCTGCTCCGAAGAGAACGTGTAGTAATGACGGGAAGTTGGCCAAGTGGATATCGCCGAACGTGCCACTCGCTTCACCTGAGGTGTCGCTCCTTTTACGTTCGGCTAACTTAAAGATTCCTGCGCACAAAGACTCGCAAGGTCCACCGCACCAAGACTCGCCCGGCCTCGCACACGAATCGTCTAGTGCGAGTGTTGTGAGTGGAGCTCGCTCTGCGAGCGAAACGAACAACACGAGCATTCTATGCAACAAATGCGCTGAGAAATCCAAATTCAGAATCCCATCGCGAGAGATTCTTCCCATCCAGCGTAATCTCTCCATCCTCGATAAAAAGAAACTCCCCGAACTAATGGATATTAAGGCAAATCTCTCGCCGCCACCATTTGTCAACACAGAAGCACCGGCGCAGAATCTAAAAGTCAGAAAAGCCGACCTCGTCCAAGATATCAAAACAACCCTTGCGAGAGATTTTCTTGAACCGTTTGATGAAGCCAAGTATTTGATGCGTATTGCGGGCGGCGGTGGCGATGGCGCGAATGGCGGCTCCGTCGCGCGACCCAAGAAGGCAAATTATCTCTACGCTCACGACCTGGATTTAATCACCTATGGACGCAATATGATGAAGCATCTTGACGCGATACTCTTCTCCGCGAATACGGCGGCACCGGCGGTCATCGATATGATGATTATTGAAAATCAAATCAGCACACTCGCCTCTCGGATGAAGACACTTCAAGGAATGATTACGCAGTATTTTATTATGAAAGATATCGCACATATCGAGTTCATCTCCGCATCGTGTAAATTAAAACTGTTTACGACCGTGACACCTGGCGCATCCGACGACGCAGTAGAAGAATGTGTTGATGCGTCCACTTACGCAGACCGTAAGAAATCGGGTATCATCGTATGCCGTTCTCTCGGCGAAATATCTCGCAAACACAATTCGGATTTCATAAAATGGATGCCCGTATTTGAAAAACATAAGAAAAAGGATGACCTCGCGGATTGTTTTTTACAAGGGTTATGGCGAGTTCATAGTGCGGAACAAATGAAATAATATTGTCTATTTGAATCATATTAAATTGAGTATAAAGATTCTTCTCGTAGTTGTATTATATTCCATTTTATAGTTGACATACGATGGCAGAAGAGATTGATTTAAGCGCATTGGATACGATGCCAACATTTACGTTTGGTAAATCGGGAGGTGGCGGTGGCGGCGGTGGCGGTAGTAGTTTCGGAGGTGGTATTGAACTTCTGATGAATAATAAATTCAAAGACAGTGACCGTAAGGGCGGCGGCGGTGGTGGTAGTGGTGACATCGATTTAAGTGAACTTACTGCCCTTGAAAATGAACTCAATGATTTAAGCAATGTAGCGCCAAAGCGTCGGAGTGGAAGTGACGGAGACGGCGGCGACAGTGGTGGCGGTGGTGGCGGCGGTGGTGGCTTTCTAAGCGGAATCTTTAATCTGAATAAATCTGACGAAGGAAGCGGTAGCGGCGGCGACGGAGGAGGCGGGATTCATTTAGGCGAATCCACATCCAATACAGACGCAGAGAATCGCACGTGGGATGGTTATGGCAAATTCAACAACATCCCCCTTGACCCTGATGCGAACATCGACCCGACTCCTCAGCTTTCCAAAGAAGAAATGCTGAAAGAGAAATTCAAACTTCTTCGTAAACTTGAAGAATTGGAACAGAAGGGTGTTGAACTCACCAAACGATATTCAATGGATTCTTCGTATGCGGAGATGAAGGGTGAATACGACACACAAATGGAGGAGCGTGAGCGCAAGAATAGTGTAAAATTCCAGGGGAAGATGCTTCTTGCTTGTATTACTGGTCTCGAATTCCTGAACAACAAATTTGACCCCTTTGACTTAAAATTGGAGGGATGGTCGGAGCAAGTCAATGAGAACCTTACCGAATACGACGAAATCTTCGGTGAACTTCACGAGAAATACAAATCCAAGGCCAAGATGTCGCCTGAGTTGAAGTTGCTCTTTCAGTTAGGTGGCAGCGCAATTATGCTTCATATGACGAATACGATGTTTAAATCAGCGCTTCCTGGTATGGATGATATTATGAGACAGAACCCTGAACTGATGCAGCAATTCACGCAGGCGGCTGTTTCGTCGATGTCGGGTAACCTAGGCGGCGGTGGCGGCGGCGGTGGCGGCCCGAGTGCGCGCGGGTCCG